ATGGCAATCAGTGACACAAAGCTTCGCTCTATCTATGGTAAACCATATTCTGGGCCTGCTGAAATTACGGATTCTGACGGGCTTGGAGTTCGCATAACCCCCAAAGGCGTGATCAGCTTTCAGTTTAGGTTCCGATGGGAAGGAAAGCAGAACCGAATGGGGCTTGGGCGCTACCCAGCGCTGACGCTGCGCGATGCCCGCAATATCGTTGCAGACCTGAGGGAGTCGGCAGACAAAGGCATTGACCCCCGAACGCTGGCTGGTGCAAACAAATCCAAGAGTAAGCCAACGGTAAAGGATTGCCTGGATTACTGGAAGGAAAATTACGTTGACGTAACGTTAAGGGCTAAGACGATAGCGCTTTATAAGTCAACGGTTATAAAGCACATGCGTGACGCTTTTCCCGGTATTCCGGTTGAGGATATCCCAGTCCGCTTGTGGGTTGAGAGGTTTACCGAAGAGGAGAAAATCAATCCTCGCCGAGCCCGGCATTTATTGATACAGCTCAGGTCCGCCATTGGTTGGTGTACGCGGCGACAGTTCGTTAGCACAACCGAGCTCATGCTTTTGCAGCCGAAAGACATCGGTGTTAAACCTGTGATTGGAGAGACCACACTCAGCTATAACCAGCTTGCCAAAATTTGGATGGCTATAGAAAGAAGTCGAGGGTCAACTTCTAACCGATTGCTTCATCAATTGCTAATGCTGTACGGCGCCAGGAATAGCGAACTTCGGCTGGCTATAAGGGGTGAATTTGACCGAGAGGAGGGGTTATGGGTTGTTCCGGCAGAGAAAAGCAAAACCAACAAAATTATCAGGCGCCCAATTTTCTCCGCGGCAGATGATTTGCTGAAAAAAGCTGAAATGACGTATGGGGATATACTTTTCCCGGGCGAGGACCTGAAAAGCCCTATAACTATTTCTGGTGCAAATAAATTTCTGAGAAGAATCAAAGACTCGTTGGGGTTTGGTGAGTTTACTTCACATGATTTCCGGCGCACCTTGGCAACCCGGCTATCCGAAGAGGGGGTTGCCCCGCACGTCATCGAAAAAATGCTGGGGCATGAGCTTGGTGGCGTGCTTTCTGTCTATAACAAGCATGACTGGATTGCCGAACAGAAAGACGCCTACGATCTGTATGCTGAAAAGATATTCTGGCATATCAGGAAGATTTCTGGTTGACGCCCCCGTTTAAGATCCACTCCACAATAGCAGAGCGCAGATACTGTTTAGGGTAGGTCCGGACCGGCTTGGGGAAATTATAGCGCTCGGTGTATTTCCGGATGGTCACGCGTGAAGATACTCGGATCATCCGCATCGCCTCTTCCTCGTCAATCATTTCAATGTCTACCATATTACTCACCTCACACCACTTCCAGGCCACGACAGTGGCACCACACTTTATACATCCGCTTAACTACTTCCCGGCTGTAGTAGCCGTGACCGTCTCGCGTTAGGTCATAGCGGCCGCCGTAGCGCAGTCTGATCCATATCTCAAATTCTCTATTCATGACACTAACTCCGAAACAGCCAGGCTATGGCAAACGCACAACCGACGATGCTGAACGCCGTAGGCCAGTCCATCACTTCACCTCCTGCGGGGCGGCTGCAAGCATATGGGACCAAATTAACCTGCGCGTCTGGCGCATTGCACAATCAGGATCATCCCAAGCGTGGTGCTGGCATCCTGAATTATGCAGCATCATTGCTTCTGTCGGCTCCTTCGGCACCATCACGTAACCATCCGGAATTACCTGAGAGTTGCCAGCTAATTCAGCGCAGATTCTGGCAGTAGCCTTGCACCCTGAGCATTCGCACTCTGGTAGATAACCGTGATCGATTGGGCTTTGCGCCGGAGCGACGTCGTTTTGCGCCGGGCAGCAATCGGATTGCGCCGGAGATTTGGTGTGCAGCACCTGCACATTTTCGTCACTCCTGCAAATCGCTTCAGTTCCTGCACTTTTTTTTAATTCCTGCAGCATGGCGGCGCGGCAGGCGTTCCAGCCAGCACGATACCCGCGAACTTCTCCACCATATGACCGACTGGCCTGCTGCGGCGTCATTTCCTCCGGCGCTACCGGCGCTGGCTGCGCGTGGCGATAGAGCTTCGTTCCTGGCTCCAGTGGGCATAGCATCCTGATGGATGGACCAAGAGCAGCGCATATCCCTACATTTGGTGCCTGATACACTTCTGCCACCGGCTCGCTGTCCATTGCGGCCAGCGCCATGCGGGCCACTCGTTTGAGAATCTCTAAGTCGGCAAACCCAAGCCGATAGCCAACCTTTAAATCAAATACGGCCTGAACGCTTTCTTCTCTGGTTATGGTTGATTTGGTCATTGGTCACCCTTAGGCGTGCATACGCCACGTAGTGAAACATCGGCATTGTTTACCTTTTTAACTTCGGCAAACGCTGCTCGACAGGCGGATTCTGTTTGAAACTCTTGAGTGGTGATGGTCGGGTTTTCGTAACCGCCGAACATCCAGATAATGAGCACCCACATCACTCAGCCTCCCACTTGATGCCAGCGGCGGTAAGTATCCGCTCCACCTTTTCCTGATAACCTTGACCACCGGCGCTAACAGCCTGCGGCAGCTTCACGGTGACGGTGCGGGACTCCAGCTCGGCGATGCGCTGGCGCAGTGCTGTGTTATCGTCGAATAGCTCACAGATGTGGCGATTCTGCTTGCGAACGCGGTTTTCGCTTTCGGTCGTTTGCTGCTGCGCCTTCTCCAGCGCCTCTACTAGCGCGAGGATGTTGGCAGGGCTAGCGATAGCGACATAATCCCTTGTCGACTTATGGTCTATTTCTGCAATGGGTTGATAAGTACGATAGCCACATTGGGAACTGTAACTACCTTTGCGAATAACGTAAAAGTCACCGCTAATTTTCTTTGCCTGCCAGTCATCAGCCCCTGCTTTATTTGCTGCCGCTTTCAGGTTCTGCGCCAGTTCGGTGATATCAGTCATGCCGCACCTCCTGTTTGTTTTTATCTGCATAACGAACGTCGGCGCTGCGGTAGTCCATGCTGATATCCCACTCATAGCAGCCACAGGACGCCCTAATAACCTCATCGGCTCCTGTCGGGTTCATGTCGTATAACGCCTCAGCTATGACGTGCAGACGCTTTTCTGCTGGTACTTTTGCCAGCTCTGAGCGAATGTTTGAGATGTGATCAGCTATCTGTCGTCTGAAGTCATGCCTGCTCATTTGTCGGCCCCCTCGCGCAGCTGCTCGAAAAACTCCTTACCGCAGTCGATAGCGCCAACAATTACGGCAACTTCATCGCCTACAAAATCCCCCTCATCGACACACTGCTGCAGGCGACCAATGAACTCTTCCACCCCATCAGCCTTAATCCCGGCTACGATGCGATCGGTGGCTGGGGTTTCCGGCGCATGCATAATTGCGACAAGCATTGCATCATGCATGCAATCCGCATCAGGGCACCCAAGCGCCTCTGCTGTTTTAAACTCCCGGTACATGTTTTTGAATGCATCCGTTTTACACCATGCGTTGATGTCCTTCAGCGCCACATTCTCCGCAGCCAGCTGCTGGTACGCTTTCGCCAGCTTCAGGAACTTCTGCTCTCTGATCGACAGCTCGCCTGCGCTCTCCAGCGACTGAATGAGTTCGTTTACTGTTGAGATGTTCATGCTGTCCACCATTCAATAAACATGCAGATACCAACGGTTACTACGGCAATCAGCACCCAGCAGATCACATCCAAAATGGCGGCGAACCGACGGAGGGTGTATTTGCTGTAATTCTCAGGATCCATATTCATACCGCCTCCCCAAGCACCCAGCGCAGAGCCTCGGCATATTCGCCACTGGCATCTTCGAGTGCTTTTGTAATTTCCTTGCGTGATTTGATACGCGGCTTTGCTTCACCAAGAACCTGGCGCTGTCGCCGGGCTTTTTCATGGCCCGTGGTGCCGGCGGTCGCTGTCTCGATCTGCTTGACCTTCTCCCGTTGCTCTTCGGGTTTAAGCGATGCCAACTGACGCGCCTGGGTAACGGTAATTGTGCCAGCCTCTACCGCTTCCCGGACGGCCTGGGTAGCATCGAGGAGGGAGAGCGTTGCTCGAACGGTCTGAACGCTGCAGCCAAACAACACAGCAATGTCGTCCTCATCGAGCCCGCGGTCGAGCGCGTCTGACATTTTTTTAGCCCGGCCAAGCGGTGTATCAGGTCGGCGAATTTCGTTTTCACTGACCATGTATTTAGCCATCTGATTTGCTGATCCGCGCTTAACGACCCCAGGAACAAGCAGTGGGGCTTTGCCCTCTTTCAAAAGAAGCTTATTTGCCTCCAGGGTATGTTTTACGCGCTGACGGCCTACAACTACGCAGGTGAGCCCCGTTTCAGGGTCTTTCCAGACGATGATAGGTTCCAGTACACCCAGCTCTTTGATGTTCAGAACCATTCCTTCGTCGATAGGAAGGTGGACCCGTTCATCGTAAAGCGGGTGTGTTTTGTCGGTAACCAGATGCAGGCTTTCAGGTTCGAACGTTAAAACGTTCGTTTTGCCGCTGGCGCCGTATACAACCTTTGAGTCTTTAGCCATTAGAGAGCCTCCTCGTTACGGAAGCTGGTAGGGCAAATTGCTTTCAAGTCGCGCATTGCTTCGAGGACATGTAGATTTGTGCGCTTCTTGGTGTGTCGCTCGGTCAGACGATCACACTCTTTCGCCCAGGATTTGACCTCTGCGAGAAGGGCGTCACGTTCGGTGCGCGTCTGGCGCAGAGCTACATTCGAAACATCGAGGACGGTAGCCAGTTCCTTGATGATTGCTGCCTGTTCTGGTGGCATAGTTTTGGCTATTTCGTACGCCTGTTTAATCAGTTGATTTGCTGTCTTAGCCATCTTTTGTTCTCCATCTGACGCGCTGCAACGCGTAAATTTAGGGTGCAGCAACCCAACCCATGAGAGTGGGTGAATAGCTGGTTAAAATTTCTTGCTGATGGGGGACCGCCACTGCAATGGCGGTACGTTAGTTCTCCACACAACAAAAAGAGCACTACCGCGTTCTGCCGTTCCATCCTGGCTTTTGGTACCGCAACGGCTGCGAGATATTTTTTGCATGCCAGCGCTCTTTTGGTTGTGCCCTCGTCTCTTCCGAGGCGTCACACCTTTTCGCCGCGCTGGTGGGGCGCACGTCGTGCCTGAAACACTTAGCTTGCACATTCTTCCGGAATTCCTGAGAGCTCATGGATAAAGGTAACTCTCTGGCGGCTAACGCTGCATGTGCCATACAGCGGTTGCGAATATTGCCGTTCACAACTGGAAGCGCACTCCTTCAGTTACAAACCGATCCCCACCGGAAAGAAGGGGAATGCGCTTCCATGTTGTGTGCATTCGGTTATCGGATAAACGTAATGTAGGATAACTTACCTTGGAGTGTCAATGATGATGGTAGGAAATCTTACATTGAGGTGTAAAAAAAAGCCGACAATGAGGTCGGCTGTTTGTAAAAGAAGGGGGTTATAAGTCAGTTACAACCTGGCGAACGACTCCGACAATCTTGCAATTTCCGTTTACTTCAAGGACTCGGTAATTTGGATTCAGGGGGACCAGGTATTTTATAGGCCCATCGATTACAAATTTTTTGAGTGTAGCCTCGGCAGATCCCATTACCTGCGCGACAACTATCTTACCGTTAACCTCAAGTAAACTACCGTAATCAGGGTCAACGACAACGATTGATCCTTCGGGGATGCTGGGGGCTCCGTTCGGGTTGGTCATTGAGTCCCCACGGACCTTGAGAGCAAATCCTTCATCACAAAGGTTAGCTGTAGTATAAATCCATTCGGAAACATCGCTTTCAGTCACGGGGGCTCCGCTCTCAGTCCACTCTCCAGCTTGGACCCAAGATAGTACGGGTATTCTTTTCACGCCAAACCGTTCTGTTGGTTTGTAAGCCGCCTCTTCAGCATCTGATTCACCTAAGCCGCTTATAATCCACTGAGGGTTTGTTTTTAACGCAGTAGCCAGCGCCTGAAGGTTAGATCCTCCAGGTTCATAGTCGCCTGATTCCCACCCAGTCACAGTTACACGATTCACGCCTACTAATTTGGCTAAAACCGCCTGGGTTAGTTTCAGTTCTTTTCGTCGAGCCCTGATGCGTTCATTCATTTTCATGTAGGTAATCCTACCACTTTGTAATGTAGGATTCCTTGACCTTGAGATGTAAGATATCCTACTATCATGAAGTCTATTCCTTTCCATCTGAGGCAAAAATGAAAAAAGAAGACGTGATCTCTTACTTTGGCACGGTCGGCAACGTAGCAAAGGCTTTAGGCATCTCACATGCATCTGTATCTGGATGGGGCGAGATTATTCCAAAAGGTAGAGCGTTTGAAATTCAGGCACTAACAGAGGAGAAACTGAAAGTTAAGCCCGAACTTTATACAAAGCCTAATCAAACAGCAGCTTAACCGTAACTACAAATCGAATTTTAAAGGGGTAGGTGTGACAAAAAAAATTGAATCAGAGGTGATAAAGCGGTTGCAAGCGCTCAACCCTGAAACGGTAAGGCTGGATGAAATGAATCGAGTAGTGACTCTGATCGGGTGGACCTTATCAGAAAAACTTCCAGACACCTATAGCGATGAGAACAAAGGCAAGGATATCGAACACGACTCCGATTCGCTTGGGATTTCTCGGGTAACCAGAAATGGTTGCTGTAACCCGACCGAGGCCGTCGTACTGGAGCATTTCCTGGTAGGGGTGGTTAATCCACTCACCAATGCCCCAAAAAAAGACGCCAAGGGAAACCAGTGCTGTAGGGCCAGGAGGATATGCAGAAAGAACTCCAGTACCGTTCAGCAGAAAAACGAATGCACCAGCGACAATCAAAACTTTGTACCAGTAGTCCAGAGTCAATTTAGACAAAGGGTTATTCATTTAATACACCGGCTGTTCCGTGGGCTAAGAAAGTGATTTTAAGCGAAGGGTTATCAACATGGTAGAACAAAAGCAAAGTTTGAAAGATGTAGTCAAGGCTATGTGTAAGTCCATACATGGTGGGCGTGAGGCTATGGCTGGCGCGCTAGGCATGACCTTAACGCAGTTCAATAACAACCTTTATGAGAAAAATGGTTGTCGTTTCTTCGAAGTCAGCGAACTGGAAGCGATGGAGGACATTTCCAACACGTCGTTACTGGCTGACTACTTCGCTCGCCGTCGTGGTGCTCTGCTGGTGGATGTTCCGCACCTGGAAGAACTGGACCGCGTGGACTTATTTAGCCGGGCAATGCGTACCTCTGCCGCCAGGGGGCAGGTTGATCAGATTATCGAACAGGCGCTTGAAGATGGCGTTATTGAAAGGCACGAGGCCGAAGAAATCATGGTGCATCACCGCCGTCACCTGGCAGCTCGTGAAGAAGAGATTGCCGCAATCATCACGCTTTTTTCACGCAAAAAGAAGTGACGCCAGCGAGTTGCAGCTCCTGGCGTCGTGGCGTGTCGTTATCAGTGGAGATTACTAACGCATGAACAGTTTATCAACACAGTACCGCAGGTCGCAACTTGTGGCGCGTCCGGTTCCTGGTGGATCAGGGCCGGTGCAGTTCGTGTATGGGGTAAGAGTACCAGGCGGGTTCGAGCCTGTCTGCTACCAGTTTGCTCAGTGGGTGGTAGGGGACTTTAACGGCCAGGCGGAGAAAGTATGCGAGAGCTCAACCGATGGTTCAGAGATCACTACGGTGTCCCGGTCAGGGTCATACGCTGGGAGCCCCAGACACAGCGCGTTATATACCTGCGTGAAGGGTACGAGCATGAATGCTTTAGCCCCCTCGAGCAATTCAGACGTAAATTCAGAGAAATAAAGGACGATCATGAGCACTAAATTAACAGGATACGTCTGGGACGCTTGTGCATCTTCGGGGATGAAGCTATCCAGCGTGGCAATCATGGCGCGCCTGGCTGACTTCAGCAACGATGAGGGTGTTTGCTGGCCTTCTATTGCGACCATATCCCGTCAGATTGGCGCTGGTGAAAGTACTGTCAGAACGGCGATAGCTGCACTTGAGAAAGAGGGGTGGCTCACTCGTACGCAGCGCCGCAACGGCAACCGTAATGCATCGAACGTCTACCAGCTCAACGTTTCCAAACTACAGAAAGCGGCATTTTCTCACCTGTCAGTTTCTGACACATCAAAATCTGACGCGTCAAAATCTGATGCGTCAAAAATTGACCCCTCAAAATTTGAGGCGTCGGAATCCATCAAAAAAACCAGTTTTGACCCGTCAGAATCTGGTGGGGATCCGTCAGTAAAATCAACTACTGATCCATCAGATATAAATCCTTCTTGTCCGGACGCTTCGCAACCGGACGAACAGGGCTCTGCAGATGAATTTCTGTCACGACATCCTGACGCGGTGGTGTACAGCGCTGCAAAGCGGCAGTGGGGCAGCCAGGACGATTTAACCTGCGCCGAGTTCATTTGGGGAAAAATTATCAGCATGTACGAACTGGCTGCTGAAAGTGATGGTGAGGTAGTTCGCCCTAAAGAACCAAACTGGACCGCATGGGCGAATGAGGTTCGCCTGATGGTGATGCAGGACGGGAGAACCCATAAACAAATTTGCTCACTGTTCAAGCGCGCCAACAAAGATTCGTTCTGGTGTAAAAACGTACTCAGCCCGTCGAAGCTTCGGGAAAAATGGGATGAGCTGTCGTTAAAACTATCTGCTCCACTCAATAGCTCCCGCCAGGAATCGTCCATTTCGCGAGCCAGCTTCGACGGGGTTGATTACTCATTGCCAGAAAACTCGGGGTTCCGCACATGAGCAAGCCATTTCTCAAATGGGCTGGTGGAAAGTATACCCAGCTGGCTGACCTGTTCGTGCATATCCCGGCAGGGAAACGCCTGATAGAGCCATTCGTTGGTGGTGGGTCGGTATTCCTGAACAGCGAAAAGTTCGAGCACATGCGGTCACCAGATGGCTATGAGCTGATCCGTTCCGAGTTCAACGCTCAGACGCTGGATGCTACTGAACGCGCAGCTGCATTCCTGTATCTCAACCGGCATTGCTTCAATGGCCTGATGCGCTACAACCAGGCGAACAAGTTCAATGTGGGCTGGGGAGGCTACAAGGCTCCGTATTACCCGATGGATGAGATGAAAGCCTTCGCGGCTATGGCGCATAACTGCGTCTTCATGACTGCAGACTATCGCCGGACAATCAGCCTGGCCGGGAAAGGGGATGTGGTTTACTGCGATCCGCCTTACGAACCGATGCCGGGAACAACCGGATTCACTGCCTACGCCGCTGGTGGTTTTCGCTGGGAGAACCAGGTAGACCTGGCGAAGCAATGCGTATCAGCCTTTCACCGTGGGGCTCGGGTAGTCATTTCTAACTCATCCGCCCCGAAGGTTCTCGACCTGTACCGGGAGCATGGTTTTAACCTGCAATTCATCAACGCGCGCCGTTCGATCTCCTGCAAAAGCAGTACGCGGGAAGTCGCAAAAGACGTAGTAGCGATCCTTTAAGGGGGCTAAATGAAACTGACTTTACCATTTCCACCGAGCGTAAATAGTTACTGGCGCGCTCCAAGCAAGGGACCGCTGAAAGGCAGGCATCTTGTAAGCGAGACAGGGCGCAAGTTCCAGCAGGCAGCGAGAGCGGCGATTATTGAGCAACTGCGGGCCGTTCCCCGGCCATCATCTGATCTGGCCGAGGTTCACATAGTGTTGTATCCGCCGGATCAGCGCCGTCGGGATATCGATAACTACAACAAAGCGCTGTTCGATGCCCTGACTCTAACAGGCGTCTGGGAAGACGACAGTCAGGTTAAGCGCATGCTGGTGGAGTGGGGGAACATCGTGAAGAAAGGGAAAGTAGAAATCACCATCCGTCGTTTTCGTGCAGCTGCCTGACGTGGAGATGATATGAGAGCACTACTAACCCCTGAGATTGCCCCACGTATGGGCGTTGTTCTTCTTCGCCCAGGCGCTGATCTCATGCCGATGTTCAGGAGAGGGCGGGTACTGATTGAGCCTGCACCGGAAAAATACAGTGACTTCGCAACCGGCGCTATCCCTCCCGCCACGCAGCCACTGGCAGAAGACCCGGTTTTGAAGCCAGTCTTCGAAAACAAAGACGTCATTCTGCGCGCGGGTGGTATCAGCTCGCTGGAGGCCGAGCTGGAGCGGCGGTTTGAATGCCAGTACCCGCACGGCTCGTGGCACAGCGAAAATTTTACGCTGTTCCGGCATGAGCCTGGCAGCATCCGGCTTTGCTGGGCCTGCGATAACCTGGTGCGTGATCAGTACACAGAGACGCTGGCAGGCATTGCGCGTGAGAACCTGGTATCCTGGCTGATAACGGTCATCCGCGCTCAGCTGGGGTTCAACGAAGATCATCAACTGACGATACCGGAATTGTGCTGGTGGCTGGTTATAAACAATCTGGCACACGTCATTCCTGAATCGCTGGCCCGGAAAGCCCTGCGATTGCCGGAAATAAAGCATCAACCGGTGATGAAGGAGAGCGATATTGTGCCGGAGCCAGCGGCGAGCGAAGTGGTGCAGAAAAAGATTCTCGGTCTTCGCGTAGATCCTGAAACGCCGGAATCATTCATGCTGCGACCAAAGCGCCGCCGCTGGGTAAACGAGAGCTGGACGCGCTGGGTCAAGTCTCAGACGTGTGTCTGCTGTAACAAACCAGCAGATGATCCCCATCACCTGATAGGCCACGGACAAGGTGGAATGGGAACAAAAGCGCATGACCTGTTTGTGCTGCCGCTTTGCAGAGCGCATCACGACGAGTTGCACGCTGACACCGTGGCATTTGAGGAGAAGCACGGCTCACAGCTGGAGCTACTGTTTCGATTTCTGGATCGTTCGCTGGCAATTGGCGTGCTGGCTTAATTCAGTGGAGATGAGTTAATGCGTGATATGTATGAAGTTTTAGACCGGTGGGGCGCATGGGCCGCAGCTGATAGTAGTGGCGTTGACTGGCAACCTATTGCAGCCGGGTTTAAAGGTCTGTTGCCACGAGGTAAAAAGTCGCGCCTGCAATGTGATGATGATGAGGGAATCTTAATTGATGGTTGTGTGGCACGCCTAAGGAAATATAAGCCGGAAGAATATGAGCTGGTTATAGCTCACTTTGTTATAGGTATCTCGTTACGTACTATTTCAAAGAAGAGAAAGTGTTCTGATGGCACTATAAGAAAGGATCTTCAGACGGCTCTTGGTTTCATTGATGGTGTTCTCTCTATGCTGTGATGATGGGGGAGGATTACTCCCCTTATTTTTTATTTTGCTTGAGAAGGATTTTGATGTTTTGTCTAATAATGATTAGACAGTGCAACAATAGGAAGACGGTAAGAATCGCAATCCATACGCAAAACAAACAAGCATAAAGATTCGTTGAAAGTCCGATGGTGAACTGGGCGATAGCGGTGGTTAGAGAAAATAAAATCGAAGTATTAATAAATGATGAAAGATTATCTAATGGTTTATAAAGATCCTCATCCGCTACTTTTTCTAGAGGTGTCTGTGTTGCTTTGCTGTATATTTCTTTATATTCAGCAGTGGCGAAAACTTTATCTCGTAAATTTATAATCACGAAAGTATGCAGACTTAATAAAAAAGAGCCTACTGATATGAAGCCAGAGAAAAGATAGCCACGAAGATTTTTATGATAAAAATCAAAGAATTTGACGCTTACGTCAGGGGTGTTCCTGTAGAGAAGGTACAGCCCCAGCAAAACTAGGGCAGACAGGCCGAGCAGGGTAATGTACTGGCACCTTAACCTTTTGTTTATAAGCCATTCATACAAAGGCATTTTTATTAGTCCCGTTCAACATTTCATTCTTGATTATATCAAAGACCGGGTTAGATGTATAATTGTCATTTGTCAATCCATTGATTTTTTCTGCAATTTCATCAAAATCATAAGATTCAAAGAAGGTGGGACAGTCCATAAAATCAATAATTTTTTCTAACCCAGCATGGTCAACGGCTGTAACTCTGGCTTTAGAAATCCCACCTTGCATTGCATGATAAATTTTATCCAGTGTTTCTGAAAGTGCTTGAACTTTTGTTTTATCCTCTGGATTAACACTCATGTCTATTGTTGTTGAGTTAGCAAATGGTTCTAATGCTGTCATTGGACCACCTTTAAAATCGATGTAATCAAATTTAAAGGATGTCTTTTTAATTTCTCTGAACTGTCCAAGGATTGTTTTGATGTCCTCCTTAGTAGTCATGATGCTAAATGAAAAACGCTTCTTGTATTTTTTGTTTACAGCGGTGATTTCTTTTTGCTTAGGTTTGTCACCTAATCCTGCAATTTCATTAGCGTTCTGTTTCCTGATAAATTCATTGCTGATGGTTTGGAGATGGCTGAAAAGGGTGTTAATACTACAGGAACCATGGTGGGACATATACAGACCACGGAGATTATCCTTGTTAAGGACAAATAGATTGAAATTCGCTAGTTTTTCGTCCCCCTGAAGGTCTTCAACTTTGATCCGAAATTTCCCGTCGATGAACTGAGATCTGCAATTTTTCTTTTGGTTTTTGAAGGTGACGACTAACCCATAATAATAATCATTCATATCTGACATGAGTATTCTTCGAGTATAATCAACCCGAACATATTCACGAGACGATGCCTCAATAAATGCGTTCATGACATCGGCAGAATTGATATGTTCATTCTCATTTGTTATTGAAAAACCTAAGCTTTTAACTTGCATGTGTGCGCGCCCTAAATGAAACAATAAGTTAATGCTGAGTAGTCTAGCCCAACGGCGGTATGAAAACACTAACGCGTACGCAAAAACTATCGTAATCTGTTAGGAGTGGTCACTTCGACACACAGCCTAATCATTGAAACCCTGCTCCGACGGGGTTTTTACTTTCCGGCGATATGGCAGGGTATTAGCGAGATGCATTGCATCTGTGCCCCTGTCACATTGTCGTAAAGCGATACACATAATTCCCAAGCCTTGTTAATCGCCGGGGCTTTGTCATTTCTGCACTCCGGTCAGGGCTCTTGGGTTGAGATGTGCTGCACGACACATCGTAAGTAAGCATCTTCTGGTGCCTTTGACAGCGTGTTACATATTGACTAACACAAAGTTTACAAATTAGATTATCGTCATGGTGAATCCCCCTATGCGGTGGGGCGACCAGTCACTTACAGTGATCTGTAAATGCAGCGCGGGCCATGTCGACTGGGACATGCTCACCGGGAGGCACCCGGCACCATGCAATACTACTAAGACATTAGGTTGTGGGTTGCCGCTTCGGCTTCTCCAGCTATGTTTAAAAGGCAGTAACGGAAAAAGCGAGCGCTCTCCTGGTAAATCGGTAGCTCGGACTATTAGGTGCGTTTTCGTTTGTTACTACCTAGAATGCCTACTTTTTGCCCGTTCCTCTGAGCGGGCTTTTTTTAGCCTGCAAAAGGCACTTCAACTAACCAAAAACATTTAAGGGCTGCGCTATTGCGTGGCCTTTTTCATTTCAGGCTCACGGGAACCATCTTCGATACGGCTCGTTGTTAAATCAGCCCGATGGGCCTGACCCTTTCAAACACACAGCACCTCGTTAACCCGGAGGTGAACCTATGGCAAAGCATATGCAAGACAAAGAAAGCATGGCCGGAATCACCTGGCTGGCTCTGCTGATCATTGCTGGCTGGGGCGGCCTTGTCCGATTCCTGATGGATGTGAAGCAGGGCAAAGCAAAATGGAGCTGGATAAATGCTTTTGCGCAGATTGTGGTTTCGGCTTTTACCGGGGTTATTGGTGGACTCATCAGCATTGAAGGTGGCCTGAGTATTTACATGATACTGGCCACTGCCGGTATCAGTGGTGCTATGGGCTCCGTAGCGCTCACGTATTTCTGGGAACGAATCACCGGAGTGAAAGCACAATGACAGCAGACCAGATTATCGAGGGGATCCTCGGAAAAGAGGGTGGTTATGTCGATCATCCGTCGGATAAAGGCGGGCCGACCCGCTGGGGCATCACGCAGACCACAGCTCGAGCACATGGTTACACCGGTGATATGAGAAACCTGCCCAGGGAAACAGCAAAGCAAATTCTGCTCAGCGATTACTGGACCGGCCCCCGATTCGATCATGTGGCAAGTTTATCTACGTTACTGGCAGATGAGCTTTGCGACACTGGCGTGAACATGGGGCCATCGGTTGCAAGTAAGTTTTTCCAGCGCTGGCTCACTGCCCTTAACATGCGTGGGAAGTTGTATCCCGATCTGATCCCGGATGGCGCCATTGGCCCCCGAACCATCACTGCGCTTAAGGGATATCTTTCAGCCCGCGGGAAAGAGGGGGAACAGGTTCTGTTACGTGCGCTGAACTGCAGCCAGGGCGCCAGATACCTCGAACTGGCGGAGGGCCGCGAAGCCAACGAGGATTTCCTCTACGGCTGGGTTAAGGAGCGCGTGCTATGAAGATGATCATCTTCGCTTTGCTCGTGGTGGTGGCTGTGCTCGTTCTGTTACTGCTGCGCAAATATACCCGGCTGGAGTTCGTTGCCCATGCCAGCCTGCTGCTGAAAACGTGGTCTGTAAAGCTGGGGGCTATCGGTGCGCTGGTTGGTGTATGGGCGCAGTCGTTCCCGGATGCTGCGCTGCACGCCTGGGCGATGCTGCCGCCGGATATTAAAAACATCCTGCCGCCAAACATCGTTGAATTGATTAGCCCAGCGCTGGTGGTACTGGCGGTGCTATCGCAATACGTACGCCAGCCAGCATTGAAAGGTAAGGCCGATGAAATGAAGGAGCCGCAGCAATGAGCTTCGAAATTATTGCTGGGCTGGTGGTTGTCATTCTGGGTGCTATCGCTGGTGCGTTCGGCATCGGTCATGCACGCGGGACCAGTAAGGCGGAAGCCAAAGCCGATCAGCAGCGAACCGAAGAGAACGCCGCCGCTACCATCGCTGCGGCAGAACGTAAGGCGGAAGTTGTGAAAGGGGCCAGTGATGTACAGGAAGACGTTAAGCGTATGGGCGATGACGATGTTGATCGCGAGCTGCGCGAAGGATTTACCCGCCCCGGTAGTCGTTGATACGGCCTGCAGCTGGGTGAGGGTCATCTACCTGACCGACCACGATATTGACGTGATGGACCGTCAGACCAAGCGAGACATTCTGGCGCACAACAAAGCAGTAGTAGTCAACTGCCAGAAATTAAAGTGACAATTCTCATACTTTTTTAAGACTAATCTTAATTAAGGGGTTGCCAGTGGATAAAGTGTTGCTGCTGCAATTGGCAGTATCGCTCTGGGGCAATACCTATGGGTAATTATTATTATGTTAATAAAAATGCGCAGTCAAATGGTGATCATGAGGTACACGTAAGTTCCTGTGCCAGATTACCCGCAGTTGAAAACAGGCTTTTCCTTGGGATATTTGAATCGTGTTCACCCGCTGTGCGCGAAGCCAAGAAAACCTACACGCAATCAAATGGCTGTTATTATTGCTGTTATGCGTGTCATACGTCATGACAATTAGTATGAATCTAACCAAGGTCGCCAATGGCGGCCTTTTTTATTGCCAGAAGCAGGAGAAGAATCATGTTAACAGTAAAAGTAATGTCATCAGATGGTGGCGAAGAAATCCATAGCGGCCTGAGCGTTGGTTTCAACCCCAATCAGCAGAGTATCTCAGTGTCTGGAATGGACCAGAACGTGTTCCTGAAGCAGGGGGAGGTGGCCTATGTGATGAACGCAAACGGCAAGACCATTTCCCGTTACGAACACAGGACCCAGCAGTAGGCATTACAGAAGCTCCTGAGCTAAGGGGCTTCGATAATGCTAAACCGAAAAATCGGGTTAAAACCTGATAAAAACCCCGTGGAGGAAATCCCAAAGCTACGGGGTGCTGCAGGGGCAGCCAATGTCGGAGTTTAGTCAGATTGTGAGGCATTTTACTACTTGTTTTGAGTAAAAATAGAAGGTCTGACCCTACAGGGAGTGGCTCATCCCTGAGCTCACGGATAGAACAGTGGACTTTGTCATGGCAGAGCAAAGTCATAAGATAGTTTAGATAACACTCCGGATATGACAAGCGTAGCGGGTGTAAATCAGTTAACGGAGCTCAGCGGCTAAGGCATCAAGCATTCACTGAGTATCGTTGATAATGCTATAGTTCACCAGAAAGAGCAGATTGCATGGTGTCAGGAGACACAGCTCATATTTAGAACGTCAGGGTTAAGTTAGTGGTGAATGTAACTATTAATAGTGGGTTAGTCAGTTATTTGTTTTTGTTATTGACTATGTGGCCAGTTTTTATAACGCTCTGTCTAGGGATGTCTATAGCATTTTACGGAGTGTTAATGAAGAAAACTGCACTTGGCTGGCTACTTGCCGCTTTATTTTTTGGAATTATTGGATGGCTGTGTGGGTATTAACTCACTGACGCTGAGGTTTCTTTTCGAAGTCTTCAAGGATGTATTGCTGCCGTTATCCATCGAATGCATGTATGCTGGTAAGGATTTTTAAAGGAAAAGGAATGGATGATGAACACCCATAAGCTTCTGGATGCATACATGTTAGTTGGTGCCGGTCTTTCACGCGTCAAATATGAGATTTTCTCAGGAGATGAAGGGTCATATGCGTTTATTACTATTTATGCATATGAACCTCATTTCCATATTAAGGGCTATGATTCCTTAAAGTTAGACGAAGCTGTTGATGTCAGATCTCAGATCGAAGGGCATTTTGCAGATAGCTATCAGTAGCCAAACCATTTATCTGAATCTACAGCCCCGTTTATGCGGGGCTTTTTATTGCACCTCGAATGCTAAGCAGTAACCGATGCCACCGTTAATTCCCCCACATGTCGTAAGCAAGGATGTGCAAGCATAATTACCGACCGCTCAGGCTGCTGTGATAAGCACTGCAATGACGGTTGACAGCAAATCAAGAGCATAAGAGTGGCTCCCCACATCGCACAGAGGTAAAACATGGCAGAGATCACACCGGCAGAACAGATTCGACTGAATCTGCTTTCCACCCTGAACTACGACACCGCGGCCGCTGCTAAGGCGATTGAGTTCGTCCAGGATAGCCAGCTCAAATATCAGCTGTTCATCCAGCAGTACAGTCGCGTGACAACTGAATCCGAAGTGGTGGCGCGGACCATCAAAGCAGTTCAGGAGTCGACCGAGGCGCTGGCGCTGTTTGATACCATCGCAGAACAGGCGAGCTAAGGCATTATCACAGGCACTCGCTGAGCGCCTGTGATAATGCTCAAGGAGCGATTACGTGAACAAAGAGCCCCGTATCTACGGCAGCAAGTGGGACCGAGAGCGTCTTATCTTCCTACGTGCGCACCCCTTGTGCGTCATGTGCCAGGAGCAAGGCAGGGTGACAGCGGCAACGGTGGTTGACCACATCATCCCGCACAAACTGAAAGAGGCTCTGCGCTCTGGTGACAGCGAGGAAATAGCGAAGGCGCAAAAGCTTTTCTGGAGCCGGAAGAACTGGCAAGGGCTGTGCAAGCAGCACCACGACTCAACGAAGCAGCGAATGGAGAAGCGTGGCACCGTCATCGGTTGTGATGAGAGCGGAATGCCCCTGGATCCTAACTCACATTGGTTTAAATGATATTTAATCTCATTTTTTGCGGGGGAATGATTGCAAATGAAATCATTTTGAATCAAATGATATCAATTCTCATCTGAGGGGGAGGGGCGGGTCAAAAGTTCAGAACCTCGAACCCAAATGACCGCCGCCAGTCCTTTTTGTGCACAACCGCGAAATGAAAAGTTTTTTTCCGGGAGGTTCCGATGGCAGGACGACGCCCGAAACCGACCCACCTCAAAGTGGTTACCGGCAACCCGGGCAAACGCAAACTTAACGACAAAGAACCATCGCCAGCGCGAGAAATACCAAGCCCTCCAGAGCACCTCACTGACTGGGGAAAGGTGGCGTGGGGGAAGCTGACCGTGCTGCTGGATGGCATGGGCATTTTAACCATTGCCGATACGCTGGCGCTCGAACGACTCTGCGATATTTACGCCGACATTCTGCAGCTTCGCCTGACTATTGCTGACGAGGGGCGAACTTACACCGTGCAGACCGAGGGCGGTTTTTTGATTAAGGCTAACCCGGCAGTAGCAATGTTGGCGGATGCTGATCGACGTTTTAAAAGTTACCTGGTTGAATTCGGTCTGACTCCGGCCGCCAGAACGAAGGTGAAAGTGGATGGTGGAGAAAAAGAAGAAGACCCGCTCAACCAGTTCTTCGGTTGATCCCGCCACGCAATATGCGCGGGATGTAGACTCCGGCAAAGAAATCGCCGGGCCTGACATCAGGAATGCCTGTAAGCGACATCTCAAAGATTTGGAATCCTGCCATGCTCGCGGGTTGGTATGGGATGTTGCAGCGGCGCAGCGAGCCATCGACTTTTTTGCCAAGGTACTGAAGCTCAACGGTGGTGAGCATGAAGGTAAACCCTTCAACCTGCTACCGTGGCAGTGCTTTATTGTAGGGTCGATATTCGGCTGGAAGAACTCGGATGGTTATCGTAGATTTCGCATGGTGTACGTTGAATCTGGTAAGGGTTCCGGCAAATCACCACTGGCTGGCGGAGTGGGGCTTTACTGTCTAACAGCAGATAAGGAGCCTCGTGCCGAGATATATGCAGCAGCAACGAAAAAAGACCAGGCCATGATCCTTTTTCGTGATGCTGTCGCGATGGTGGATCAGTCCCCTGCGTTAGCACAGCGAATAAATAAATCAGGCGGTGCCGGGAAAGAGTGGAACCTTGCATTTCTTCAGACAGGCTCATTTTTCCGGCCTATCAGTTCGGATGATGGGCAGTCAGGGCCACGCCCACACTGTGCACTGATTGACGAAATTCACGAGCACAAAAACAACCAGGTTGTGGAAATGATGCGCGCCGGGACGAAAGGTCGTCGCCAGGCGTTGATTTTCATGATCACTAACAGCGGCCACGACAAAACCAGCGTCTGCTACGACTATCACGAGTATGGGCGTAAAGTTGCCGAAGGCTCGATTAAGGATGACAGTTTCTTTTCTTTCATTTGCTCCCTGGACGAAGGAGAAGACCCATTCAAGGACGAGTCCTGCTGGAAAAAAGCAAACCCCTCTCTTGGTCATACTTTTACCGATCGCTACCTGCGTGAGCAGGTTACTCAGGCTCGGGGGATGCCGTCGAAGGAAAGCATTGTTCGGCGGTTAAACTTCTGTCAGTGGGTGGATGCCGATAACCCATGGATGAGTAGCGATGTGTGGATGGGGTGCGAAGAGGACTTTGACCTGCAGGAGCTGCAGGGAGAAGAATGTTATGGCGGCCTGGACCTTTCAGGAACTCGCGACCTTACGTCTCTGGCGCTCTTTTTCCCTAAAAAAAGAAAGCTGCTGGTGGAGTTCTGGACACCAAAAGATACTTTGCTGGATAGAGCGAAAACAGACCGCGTACCTTACGACGCATGGGAACGGGGAGGCCATATTCATACCACTCCCGGAAAGGCGGTGAAATATGGCTTTGTTGCTGAGCGCATTGCTGATCTTTCCATGTTGTTCGATATCAAGGCGATCGCCTTCGACCAGTACCGCATAAAATATCTTGAGCCGGAATTAGAGAGCGCTTCTGTATCAGTACCGCTGATACCTCACGGGCAGGGATACTACAAGGCGCAGGATTCCGGACTGTGGATGCCTCATTCCATCGAACTTTTTGAACAGATGCTCGATGATGGCGTAATCATTATTAAAACAAACCCCTGCCTCCGATGGAACGCTGCTTCCGCCGTAACCGAAGCCGACCAGAAGGAAAACCGCATATTCGCCAAGAAAAAGAGTACTGGTCGAATAGATGGTGTGGTTGCGTCGGCGATGGCAATTGGTGCTGCGGAAGGTTACGAGCCTGATGATGGTGATATTGAGGGCTTTTTTGACGATCCGATCATAGTGGGTATCTGATGGCTAAGAATAAACAGCAACCAGGGCGCGTTAAGAGCGCCCTTTTAAACTGGCTTGGTGTTCCCATAGGCCTGACTACCGGTGAATTCTGGCAGGAGTGGTTCGGGACCAGCAGTAGCGGAAAAGTTGTCACCGCTGACAAAATTATCAGGCTTTCTACCGTCTGGGCGTGCGTGAGGCTCTTGAGTGAGTCGGTATCCACGCTTCCGCTAAAAATTTACGAGAGACAGTCGGATGGATCTAGAAAACTGGCCCAGAATAATCTTGCATACCAGATATTATGCAGGCGCCCTAACCCGGAAATGACACCTTCCCGTTTCATGCTGATGATTGTGGCCAGCATTTGTCTGCGTGGTAATGCTTTTGTCGAAAAGTTTTTCATTGGTAACAAGCTGGTATCAATGGTTCCGCTTCTTCCTCAGAAAATGGTTGTAAAGCGACTCGATAGCGGAAAATTACAGTACACCTACACGGAAAATGGCGTTCCGCGGATCATTCCTGTAGACAGGATGATGCATATTCGTGGGTTTGGTCTCGATGGCGTGTGCGGCATGATGCCGACAATGGCCGGGGTTGACGTTTTCGGCGCTGCTATGTCGGTTGATGAAGCCGCGGCAAAAATCTTCGAAAATGGCCTGCAAAGTACTGGTTTCCTGTCTTCAAAAACGGCGCTTAATAAGGAACAGCGAGAAAGATTGCGTAAAAATCTTCAGTCTTTTATTGGTTCTAAAAACGCCGGGAAACTGATGGTTCTGGAAAATGAACTGACTTACCAGAATGTCACTATGAACCCGGAGGCCGCTCAGCTCCTTGAAAGCCGTTCATTCAGTATTGAGGAAATTTGTCGCTGGTTTCGCGTACCGCCATTTATGGTCGGCCATACGACAAAACAATCCAGCTGGGCTTCGAGTCTTGAAGGGATGAACATGCTGTTCCTGACTCATACCCTGCGTCCTCTCCTGGTCAATATTGAGCAGGAAATATCGCGTTGTCTTCTTAACAGTGATGAGGACTTGTTTGCTGAGTTCTCCGTTGAAGGGCTTCTGCGCGCCGATAGTGCGGGTCGTGCTGCTTACTATACCAGCGCCCTGCAGAATGGCTGGATGTCTCGCAATGACGTTCGCCGTCTTGAAAACATGCCGCCGATTGAAGGGGGCGATATTTACACCGTTCAGCTCAACCTGACGCAACTGAAAAATCTCGAAAGCAGCAACCCTGCTGTTCAGGCTCTGGCTTTGCGAGAGCTGCATAACCACGTATTCCCCGATATTTCCTTTGAACAATCTCCGCTGAAACAGGCCGCTTAGGAGCACTTTCCTGATGAGCAAAAAACAACTTCCGGTGGCGCCGGCGGGTCGCCCCTGCGCGCGCGTTACCTGTGAAACATTACCGTCCGCACTGGACCGCTGGGACGGTGGAATCAAGGCGGCGGCCACCGACGATAACAGTATTTCTGTTTTTGATGTTATAGGGCAGGACTACTGGGGTGAAGGGATAACTGCTAAACGTATTGCCGGTGCGCTTCGGGCGATGAACGGCGCCGATGTTACGGTGAATATCAACTCGCCGGGCGGCGACATGTTCGAAGGTCTGGCTATTTATAACCTCCTCCGTGAATACGAAGGCCGTGTAACGGTGAAGGTGCTGGGCATTGCCGCCAGTGCCGCTTCAATAATTGCGATGGCCGGGGATGATATTCAGATTGGCCGCGGTGCATTCCTGATGATCCACAACTGCTGGGTGTACGCGATGGGAAACCGCCTTGACTTTGCTGAACTGGCACTGTCACTGGAACCATTCGATACCGCAATGGCTGATATCTACGCGGCGCGATCCGGCCTTGATATTGCCGCCGTTCAGAAACTGATGGACGCCGAAAGTTATATCGGTGGCAGCGATGCTGTGGCGAAGGGACTGGCAGACAGCCTGCTTTCTGCTGATGCGGTCAGCGACGGCGACGAATCACCTGCAGCTGCGCTTCGCAAACTTGATGCACTGCTGGCGAAAACAAATACCCCCCGGTCCGAGCGCCGGAAATTAATCAAAGCATTAACAGGTAACACGCCGGGCGCTGTTACCGATCCCGATGGTAAGCCGGGCGCTGCCGAAGATATCAAACCTGAAACCCTCAATTCACTTGAAAGCGCTCTTGCGGCGTTAGTCAAATAAGGACCATTTATGTCTGATGTAAACGAGATTCTGAAAAAAGTCACCGCTTCCATTGAAGAAGCAACCGGCAAATTTAACGCCAAAGCGGAAGAAGCGCTGACTGAAGCGAAAAAGAACGGCAAATTGTCGGCGGAAACCAAAGAAACCGTGGACAAAATGGCGACTGAGCTTAATGCGCTGAAAGAAGCCGAAAAGACTCTGAAGGCTGCGCTGGGCGAACTGGAGCAGCATGTTGCACAGATGCCGCTGGCAAACGCAAAACAGGTTATTGAAACTGTCGGCCAGCAGGTTATCTCTGCTGAAGCCATTAAAGTTCTGTCGTCCAGCATCGAGGGGAACAAGCGTATTTCTGTTCCTGTAAAAGCTGCGCTGATTTCCAGTGACGTTCCTGAGGGGGTTGTTGAACCACAACGACTGCCGGGTATTGATGTAGCGCCAAAGCAGCGGTTATTTATTCGCGATCTGATCGCGCCAGGCCGTACGGGTTCACCGGCCATTTTCTGGGTGCAGCAGACCGGCTTTACCAATGCTGCGGCAGTGGTACCGGAGAACACAACCAAGCCGTACAGCAATATTGAGTTCACGCCGAAAATCACTCCAGTGACAACCATCGCGCACATGTTCAAGGCATCCAAGCAGATTCTGGACGACTTAGCCCAGTTGCAGTCCATGATTGATGCGGAAATGCGTTACGGCCTTAAGTACGTCGAAGAGCAGGAGATTCTGTTTGGTGATGGCACTGGCGCTCACCTCCATGGCATCGTGCCGCAGGCTACGGCTTACAGCGCGGCATTTGCCGTTGAACAGCAGAACGGTATTGACGATCTGCGCCTGGCAATGCTTCAGGCTCAACTTGCCCGATTCCCTGCATCCGGTCACGTCCTGCACTTCATGGACTGGGCGAAAATCGAACTGACTAAAGACACCCTGGGGCGCTATATCCTGGCGAACCCGGCTGCGTTGACGGGGCCGACGCTGTGGGGGCTTCCGGTTGTCGCCACTGAAGCAGCAGCTTTCCAGGGCAAGTTCCTGACAGGTGCATTTAATGCTGCGGCACAGCTTTTCGACCGCGAAGACGCAAACGTTGTGATCTCGACGGAGAACGGCGACGACTTCGAGAAAAACATGATCTCTATTCGCTGTGAAGAGCGTCTGGCGTTAGCAGTAAAACGCCCTGAAGCATTTATTTATGGCTCCTTTACTGTGCCGGCTTCCGGCGGCCAGTAATTTTTCTGGCGGCCTCCGGGCCACTATTTTCGGAGTAACACGATGAAACTTATCGCGGTGAAACCAATTTATTTTGGTGGGGTAGTGGTGACTGAAGGCGAGTCACTGGAGACGCTGGAACAGCATGGCCGTGAGTTGGTTCAAAAAGGTTATGCACGGCTGGTAGATGCTGATAATTCTGCGCAGCCGGAACAGCCGGAACAGCCGGAACAGCCGGAACAGCCGGAACAGCCGGAACAGCCGGAACAGCCGGAACAGCCGGAACAGCCGGAAACTGTGCCAGAGAAGAAGGCTAAAAAATAATGTTAGAACTTGAAGTGGTTAAAAAGCACTGTCGCATTGAGCCTGACTTTACCGATGACGACTCACTATTGACCCTCTACATCGGAGCTGCTTCTCGTTATGTCGAAACATGGACTCGTCGCAAAATGTATGAGTCCGAAACCAGCGAGGGGTATGCAGATGATCCTGATTCAATTCTCCCTGGCGATGATGTGAAAGCAGCGATGCTTCTGCTTATCGGTCACTGGTATGAACACCGTGAAACCGTTGTAGTCGGTCAAACAGCGATAGAGGCTCCATTTGCCGTTGAGTCTCTTTTACAACCATACCGAATATATGGACTGTAGGGGGAAGTATGGCCTGTGAAGGGTGTCTCCGTCGGCGTGAATGGTTAAAAAAGTGGACGAAAATAGCCTATGAACGAGCAACTGGTAAACGCGCTGATAGCAGCGCTGAGAGAACAAACAGCAGCACAGAGAGAGCAGACGGAAGCGATAAACCGCCTGGCTGAATCTAACGTCGCCCTGTCCGATGTAGTTATCCAGTCGCTGGCTGCAGATGACGATATTGAAATCACTTCACTGGGTGATGATCGCCCCGTTTACCTGAGTCAAAGAACGAGGGGGTGATATGCAGGCCGGAAAATTGCGTCACAGGATCACCCTGCAGGAGCCAGTAAAAGAACAGAACCCAACAACGGGAGCCGTGATTAATACCTGGCGCGATGTCGCAACCCTTTGGGCCGAAGTCGCTCCTTTATCCGCACGTGAGTTTATCGCCGCCCAGGCTTCTCAGGGCGAAGTTACCACACGGATAACGATGCGTTACCGTGAGGGTGTCACCCGCAAACATCGGATCCTGTTTCGTGGCCGCTTCTACAACATTGAGGGCGTTTTACCTGACCCCCGGAGTGGCAGGGAATACCTGACACTGCCTTGTTCCGATGGAGCTAATGATGGCTGATGGTGTAGAAGTAAATCTGACCGGCCTCGATTCCGTCCTGGGGAAACTGGATGCCGTCTCACAGGTCACTCGCGATAAATCCGGTCGTGCAGCGCTGCGTAAAGCGGCAAACGTAATCAGGGACAGAGCGCGCAATAATGCCGCGCGTGTAGATGATCCTCTCACCAAAGAGGCTATCTACAAAAACATTGTGGTCAGCTTCAGCAGCAAGGCGTTTCGTAGAACCGGCGATCCAACGTTTCGTGTCGGGGTGATGGGCGGCGCCAGGCAATACGCCAATACAAAGGCCAACGTCCGAAAAGGCAGGGCGGGTAAAAGTTTTAACACTGCCGGAGATAAAGGTAATCCCGGCGGGGATACCTGGTACTGGCGATTCCTGGAGTTCGGCACAGAACATGCTGCAGCGAGGCCAATAATTAGGCCTGCACTGAATGGGGTCGATGCCGATGTGATTAACGTTTTTGCTTTGGAGCTGGAAAAGTCCATCGATCGCGCTGTACGACGGGCGGCTAAAAAAGGAACTCCGGTATGATTGCTCCAATATTTGCAGTTTGCGCAGCCAGCCAGGCAGTCAGGGATTTGTTAGGTTCTACTCCCGTGCGGCTTTATCCGTTCGGTATGCAGGACGACAATATCGTTTATCCCTACGCAGTCTGGCAAAACGTAGGTGGCTTCCCTGAAAATTATCTAAACCACCGGCCAGATGCAGATCACTATTCTCTGCAGGTTGATGTCTATGGTGATACTGAGACCGATGTGATCGCCGTTGCCCGCGCTTTGCGTGACGCAATTGAGGGCAAGGCCTATATCACCCGATGGGGTGAACAAAGCCGCGATCCTGAAACAATGCGATACCGCTATTCCTTCGATGTTGACTGGATAACGACCAGATAACCAACAACCCCAAACTGACCCGCCTTGTGCGGGTTTTCTTTTATGGAGACAAAACATGTCTGTATTAACGCAAGGCACGCAGTTTTTTGTGCTCAAGTCTGGCGTGGTCAGCGAGGTTGAATGCATCACCAGTTTCAACCCCGGCGGCAACCCTGCCGATCAGATTGAAGATACCTGTCTGAGTGAGCGGGATTCCAGAACCTACAAAAAGGGGCTTAAAACGCCTGCGGCCGCAACCGTCGGGCTTAACGCTGATCCGACGAACGCCAGCCACATTATGTTGCATGGCCTCGCTGAAGCGAATGACCAGACGCCGTTAACTTTTGCGGTTGGCTGGTCAGATGGAACCAGTGTCCCGACAGCCGCCGCTCCTGGCGCTGAGGATGCTGTTGATGGCCTGGTGCTGCCATCGGATCGCACCTGGTTCATTTTCCAGGGTTACGTTTCTGACTTCCCGTTTGATTTTCAGGGTAACGCTGTTGTGACGACCTCCGCCACGATCCAGCGGTCTGGCTCTTCCGTATGGGTGCCTAAGGCCGCAGCGTAATTAATATGCCCGGTTATCCGGGCTTTTCTATTCAGGAGCTGAAATGCAACTTACTCTCGATACGTTAAAAGAAACCGGTGCCTTTACCGGGCGTCCCGTGGAAAAAGAAATTAAGTGGAAAGGCCGCGACGGGAAAGAGCACAAAGCGACCGTCTTTGTTCGTCCTATGGGCTACCACACCACAAAAGCCCAATTACTGGCCTATAACGGAAAATCTGATCCGGTTGCCGGCAGTATTGCAGCCCATATTTGTGATGAGGAAGGAAATCCTATCTTCACTGAGGCCGATATTCTTGGAACCGCCTCTGAAGAATATGGTGCGCTTGATGGGCCGATAGTGATTGCATTACTAGCAGTCATTCAGGAAGTGAATGAACTGGGAAAGACTACGAGCTAACCGGCGAGGATGAATTCTGGTGCGAACTGGTGATGAACGGCATCGGCGGCCGCACCATCGCAGAGGCTCAGGAGCGGATGAGTCGCAGGGAATTTCTGGTTTGGCTCAAGTACCGTGAGAAGTACGGACCGCTCAATATTATGATGCGTACCGAGTGGGGGGCTTCGCTGGTGGCGTCTGTCCTGGCTAACATCAATAAGGCAAAGAACACGCCGCCGTTCAAGGTAAGTGACTTTGCACCGCACATCAACGAAGCGCCATTATCTCTGGAAGAAGCTATGAAAAGTTGGCATTGATGACTTTTAAATCGCTGCAGTGATCACTATCATCAGTACCACAATAACCACTGGGATAGGGATATGAAGAAAATAGCGATTATGTTATTTGCATTATTGTTAACTGCGTGCGCAGCAAATCCACCTAGCCAAGTTCAGTTGCATTCGGCTGATTATGGGGTGTTACCGGATAACTATCAGCAGCAGATAAAGGATTGGTGGGGAAGGATGTTAAAAGACCCATATTCTGCTCATTATACTTTTGGTACACCAGAGAAAGCATGGTTTAAGGATGGCATTTTAGCTGAATCAGGTGGGGCTATGCGATATGGATGGCTTATTCCGATAACCATTAATGCTAAAAACTCCTATGGCGGATATACAGGTGCTGAAGCACATACTATTTTTTACTCCCATGGGAAAATAGACTCCGCTGATGCTCAGGTGAATGCGGGCTATACGGGAAAAGTTAAATAATTTTAACCAATATATAAACAAACCAAAACCTCGCTTCGGCGGGGTTTTTTGTTGCCTGGAGAAAATTAAATGGCTGGCAAGTCCCTCGGTACGTTAACAATCGACCTGATCGCTAAAGTAGGTGGATTTGTTCAGGGCATGGATAAAGCCGAAAGATCTTCTCAGAAGTGGCGCGACCAGGTAAAAAAAGACGCTAAAGAGGTAAGTTCTTCAATCATTGCTGTGGGGGCTGCAGCGGCTACCGCAGCTGTTGGTATTGGTGCTGCTGGTTTAGCCATTGTCAAAAATACAGCACAGCAGGTAACAGAGGCAGACCGCTGGGCAAAATCTCTTAAAATGTCCACCCAGGATTTGTTATCTTGGCAATATGCTGCTGAACAAGCCGGTTTAACCGGTGACAACATAGCCGATATTTTCAAAGACATTAATGATAAGGTCGGCGATGCGGTCCTGAATAAATCAGGTGAGGCTGCCCAGGCTCTGGATACTTTGGGGCTTTCAGCTCAGAAGCTGGCTCAGCAATCCCCAGATAAGCAGCTGATGGCAATCAGTGAAGCATTACAGAAAATACCCACTCAGGCCGGGAAAACCAATATTCTCGAAAGCCTGGGTAATGACCTGTCAAAAATGCTGCCGTTGTTCGATAACAACAACGAGAAGCTGAAACAGTTTATCCAGCTATCAAAAGATTTTGGTGTCGCACCACCGCAAGAAGATATTGATAACCTTGTTAAGGTTAATCAGTTCTTTCAGGATATAGAGACTAGCGCCCGCGGTCTTAAAATGGAAATTGCTTCGGGGCTGGCTAAAGTTGACCTTACGCCATTGCAGGATGGGCTTGATGACATTCGTGACGTCTTCACCGATCCTGCTGTTCTTCAGGGGCTATCAGACCTGGTTGGTGAAGCCATAAGCCTTGCCGGGGTTGTGGGGCGTATTGCTGGTGGCTTGGGGGCCATTGCTACTTATACCCGCTCTCGTATAGGTGCTGTATCAGGTAATTATAATGCTGCTGATGAAAGTGATATTGCACAGCGCATTGATTTCCTTAACAAAAGAGGGAATCAAAGTAAGGAACAAAAAGACGAATTAGACTTTTTAACTAAACGTCTTCAATTTCTTCGTGCGATAAAGTCAAGCATGACTCCGGAGCAGGTAGATAGAGGAGCGAAAGGACTCACGTCTCTTCTTTCTGATCTTGGCATTGATACGTCTAAGGATAATGATTTTTCGTTGGGCAAAGGGGAGTCTAACCAGAACCAGCCAAAAATTAAACCAAAAAGTAATCCGACTGACAACGCTTTCAAAAGTAGGCTTCTTGATTTACAGAAGCAGGCCGCCCTCATTGAAACAACCGGTAAAAAAACTGCAGAAGTAACCGAGCTGGAGAAGATTAATTTTGATATTACCAGCGGAAACCTGGAAAAATTATCAGAAGGGCAGAAGGAACAACTTCGAACTGCGGCTAAAATCCTTGATTCCAAGAAGGAAGAGTTACGGCTTAATCAGGAAAATGCTAAAGTAGCTGAATATGTTTCAGATCTCGAAAGACAGAATAAGTTAGTCCGCCAAGGGTTTGATAACCAAATAGTTGGTCGTTATTCTGGTAGTCGTGAACGTTCACGCATGCAGGATAATAATGATATTCAGCAAGATTTTGCTTCTCGACAGGAAGAGCTTTTAAATCAATTTCAGTCTGGAGATATTGATAAAAGTCTATACGATAAAAAGAAAGAAGCGCTTCAAAACTCGCTGAATGAAAGGCTAAGAATTCAAGAGGAACACTATAAGAAGTTAGATGAGTTACAAAGCGATGGTGTTGCAGGTTTCGTTTCTGGAATATCAGATCAAGCTGCTGCATATTCAAACCTATATGCAAATATGCAGCAAGTAGGTGCACAAACGTTCAGTAGTCTAACTGATATGGTAATTAACTGGGCGGAAACCGGTAAATTAAATGCTCAGGACTTTGCGGCGACATTCATTCAATCTGTTGGGGCTGCGTTACTGCAATATGCGGCTGCTCAGGTAGCAATGGCAGCGTTGAGTGCCTTCACTGCCTGGATTGGTGTTCCCTATGTAGGGCCCGTGGTGGCGTCAACCCAAGCAATAGCTGCGGCAGCTGCTGCTGGCGTGTTCATGACTGCTATCGGATCGGCGCTTCATGGCCAAGCTCATGACGGAATCGACTCTGTGCCCGAAACAGGAACCTGGCTCCTGCAGAAAGGTGAGCGCGTAACGACTGCTAAAACCAGCGCCAAACTGGATGCCACTCTGGATCGAGTAGCAAACCAGTCCACAGGGGGGGCAACCTATGCGCCGAGTATGAGTTTCTATGTCAACGGCGATCCCTCTGATGCTCAAATTGCCATGATGAAGAAAGCTGCATCCGATGGCGCTCAGATGGGGTATCAAAAAGCGGTACAGTCTATTGCTACAGGGCAGGGTGATTTGCATAAGGCCTTGATGGGGAAAACTACCTCGGGGAGGAAAATTAGCTAATGGCTATCACCACAACGCTTTATTACCCCTCCGCTTACCTGCCTGGACCGCTTAAAGAGAGTTTTGGTTTAACTCCTGTGTCTCCTCTGAAACGGACTCAGATGGTAACTGGCCGGGCACGACAGCGGCGTGCCTATACTTCGACACCAACCCAAACAGATCTGGCCTGGATTTTTTCTGACGCCCAGGCCCAGGCCTTTGAGGCGTGGTTTCGGGATGAGTTATCAGATGGGGCTGCGTGGTTCAACATACCGTTATTAACGCCTGTAGGGCTGAAAAATTACGTGTGTCGTTTCACTGATATTTATAAAGGCCCCACGCCAGAAGGCGGACTTTACTGGAGATATACCGCGCCAGTAGAACTCTGGGAGCGCCCATTGCCGCCGTCTGGATGGGGGCATTACCCGGAATGGATCGTCGGCAGCTCACTGCTGGATATTGCGCTGAATAAGGAGTGGCCGAAGCATGACTCAGATTAAACGCCTCTACGCCAGCAGCGGGCCGGAGGTGATCATTGAGACGCTGCAGATCACCATTGGTTCTGACGTCCATTATCTGTGCCAGGGCTACGAGGGTATTACGGCAACGACGGAGAACGGCGATACCGTAACGTTTACCGCCTGTTCGATAGACATTGCGCTGCCGGCGCGCAATGCGGACGGCACGCAGGACCTCAAATTTGCCTTGTGCAATATCGATGGTGTTGTGTCCACGGCGATCCGCAATGCGCTGGCTAACCGTCTGTCTGCATTTCTGACGTACCGGCGTTATATCTCCACGGATTTAGCGGCCCCTGCGGAAGTGCCGTATACGCTGAAAATCAAGTCGGGCTCCTGGACGGCGACAGAGGTGCAGATCACTGCGGGCTACATGAATATCCTCGATACCGCCTGGCCGCGATACCGCTACACGCTCCCTGTATTCCCCGGACTGCGTTATATCAGCTAAGGAATCCCAATGTTCAACCCTGATAAATACCGTTCTGTTAAATGGCAGAAGGGCGGTAGAGCCTACCCGCTACTTGACTGCTTCGGCATTGTGAACGAGATACGCCGCGATCTGAATTTACCCGTCTGGCCCGATTTTGCCGGGGTAACCAAAGACGACGGCGGCCTCGACCGGGAAGCGCGCCGGATGATGCTTACCCTTGAGCGCTGCGAACCCTGCGAAGGGGCCGGGGTGGCCTGTTATTCCGGGTCGACTGTCACCCACGTAGGGATCGTGGTCAGTATCGGTGGCCTGCTGCATGTGGCGGAATGCAATCCGGGAACGAACGTCACCTTTCTGCCGTTGCCGCGGTTTAAGCGGCGATTTGTCAAAGTGGAGTTCTGGCAATGACCATTCGTTTTTACCCGTCCCGGCTTCCCGGTGAACCACTCGAAACGCATGAGCATGGTGTAACCAGTATTCGCAGCTGGCTGGTGGCAAATGTTGAAGGCTACGAGGATCGGGATGTCCCACCGCTGACCGTTGAGGTTGAGGGGCTGTTAATTCCGCCAGGCGAGTGGGCTAAGTGTGTGATTCGCCCTGATAGTGATGTCAGGCTTTATCCGGTGCCTTTCGGGCTTGAGGCCGCGACAATTGCCTGGATAGGAGTGGGCATTGCCGTCGCATCTGCGGCTTATTCATTATTCATGATGAGTAACATTGATGCCGGCGGCTATACGTCATCCACAGGTCGAAGCCTCGACCTGAACCCCGCTAAAGCAAACAGCGCGAAACTGGGTGATGCGATTCGTGAAGTTTTTGGGCGCGTGCGTATTTATCCGGATTATGTCGTGCAGCCCGTTACCCGGTTTGATGCCGCCGATCCTACGAAAATGCGCGTCCAGATGCTGCTGTGTCTCGGTGTCGGTGATCTGATTTATACCAATGGCGATATCCGGGTTGGCAGTACGCCAGCTTCAACGCTACCGGGATTCAGCAGCACCCATTACCCGCCAGGCGCGGACGTTTCCGGTGATGAGCGCAGCGAAAACTGGGTCAACTCCACCGAAGTGGGCGGGACGTCATCCGGCACCGGGCTGGATATGGCCCAGACGTCGCCGGACGCAGACGACATTATCGCAGACAGCATGACCGTCTCCGGATCGAGCGTGACGTTTACGGGGCTGGATACGGATGATGATGACGATAATGACGAGAACGATAACGCGCTGCCGCCCAGCTGGGTCGCTGGCGCCGTGGTCGAACTGAAAGCCCCGGCGAACTACCAGATCACTTCGGCGGCCGGATACAGCGTTATCGCCAGCCCGCTACTGACGGAGATCGCGCCGGTGGTTGGAATGCCGGTGACGCTGGGGTTTAACTCTGTCGATTACGATCTGTTTATCGCGTCATATACCCCCGGTCAGGCTGCAGTGCCCGGCACCGGGGGGAGTGCGGCAAAACTCCAGGCCAGTGCGGCCCCGACCACCTACGACTTTTCGACCAGCTCCAGCACGTTCACGATCACCTGGCAGGGGATTACCTACCCGGTGTCGCTGGTGGCTAACTATGTCTCGATGTCGGGACTGCTGGCGGCCATCACCGAGGGACTCACCGGCTCCGGCCTGGTTGCGCAGGACAACGGCGGCACCGTACTAATAACTGAGGCGGCCAGTCCGTTCGCGGTTGGGGCGATCACGTCCTCTTCACTGCCTGCAGCTGTTTTCGGTGATGCCCCGGTTTACACCTCCGGCACGGCATCAACCGGCGGCAGCCCGGCGGTAACGGCGAATGTGACACTCGCCTATAACTCTGCCACGGGAACGGCCTTTTCCGGCATGCCGGAGGGGGTGCAACGGCTTTCACTTGCTCACCGCGGGAATGAGTACCGCATTGTCTCAGCCGACGGCACGACGGCGACGGTGGCACGCCTGGTTAACGGTGCCGTTGATGAGTCATGGCCGGGTTTCACCGCCAGGACGATGATCGACTATGAGGCTACTGGTCTTAACGACACGCTGAGCTGGCTGGGACCATTCCTGGTTTGCCCTGAAAATGAGACCGTCGATATGTTCGAGGTGAATTTCTCCTTCCCGAACGGCATCTGTGGCTTTGACAGCAAGGGGAAAAAGCGGCTTCGGCATGTTGAGTGGGAGATTCAGTATCGCGTCTACGGTTCCGGATCGGGGTGGGTGAGTCACCAGGGCGAGTATGCGCTGAAAAACGTCAACGGGTTAGGTTTCACTGAGCGGATCACCCTCAGCTCTCCGGGACTGGTAGAGGTTCGCTGTCGCCGGCGCAATGAGCAGGGCTCAAACAACGCCAGGGATTCGATGTACTGGCAGGCACTGCGCGGGCGACTGCTGACACGGCCTTCATCCTATCCCGGCGTGTCGCTGATGGCGGTGACCGTCGAGACGGGCGGGAAGCTGGCGGCGCAGTCAGACCGTCGCGTTAACGTTGTGGCCACGCGCGCCTATGACTCAGGAACGGCCAGAACCATTTCGGGGGCGCTGCTGCATGTCGGAAACTCGCTGGGGCTGGAGATGGATGCCGACACCATCAACGCGCTGGAGTCTGCGTACTGGACGCCACGGGGAGAGTATTTCGATTTCGCTACCGGCGACAGTATCTCAGCGCTGGAAATGCTGCAGAAGATAGCCAATGCCGGGAAGTCACGTTTTCTGCTGAGTGATGGCCTGGCGACGGTCAACCGTGAGGGGATTAAGCCCTGGACTGGCGTGATCACTCCGCATGAGATGGTGGAGGAGCTGCAGAGCGGATTTACCGTACCGTCCGACGATGATTTTGATGGCGTCGACGTGACGTACATCAACGGGACTACCTGGGCAGAGGAGACCGTTAAATGCCGGACGCCTGATAATCCCACGCCGGTGAAAATCGAGAACTACAAACTCGATGGGGTACTGAATCAGGATCACGCCTACCAAATCGGGATGCGCCGCCTGATGAAATACCTGCAGCAGCGGGTGACGTTCCAGACCACTACCGAGCTGGACGCGCTGTGCTACAACACGGGCGATCGCATAGTGCTCACGGATGATATTCCGGGTAACAACACGATTTCCTGTCTGGTGGAGGCGATGACAACGGCTGGTGGCGTGACAACGTTCACCGTTACGGAGCCGCTGGACTGGTCTTACGAAAATCCCCGCGCGCTGATCCGCTATCAGGATGGCTCTGCATCCGGGCTGATGGTGGCAAGCAGGGTGGGTGATTTTCAGCTGTCAGTCCCGCACCTGAGCGAGTTTGATGATCCGATGAAGGTTGACCTGTCGTCGGCAACCATTGAGCCGATCCGCCTGGTGTTCTGCGGCTCAACGCGCCATGTCTACGACGCCATTGTAGAGGAGATCGCTCCGCAGTCAGACGGAACCTGTCAGGTCACCGCTAAAGAATACCTCGAATCGTTCTACCAGTACGACGACGCCACATACCCCGGCGACGCTGCTTAATACCAAAAAAAAACCTTTCAACTTTATCTTTCGCTCAAACCCTCGTTTGGGCGAACACCGTTTTGGAGCAAAAATCATGGCCTTTGATCCGCCACTTGGGAGCACGTCGCCCGCGGTGCTGCTCGATAACGCCACTCGCCTGGACGAACTCGTTAACGGGCCCGCGGGCACCGTTAATGACCGTGCCGGGCAACCGCTGGACACCTGGCGCCAGATTATGGCGATGGTTGCCGCAGCTATCATTGAGGCACAAAACAGCATCACCGCGATCGGACTGCCGTTTACCGACGAGGCAGAAGTACAGGCCGCCGCGGATGACGGAAAAATCCCGGTCGGGGCTGTTGCCTGGGTGCGTAGCACTGATGGAAGCTCTCTGGCCGATGAGTATATGAATGTGGCTGGCACAATGACCGCAACCGGGCGGAAGATGCCATCTCAGTTATCTTATGAAGCAGTAGTTCAGGCCTTATCAGTTACTTCCGGTATGGTTCAGGGTAACTCGCTGGATGCTTTCTACTTTTTCGCAAAAAATGGGATTATTGGTCGCCTGAGGGGGGATAGCACACTGGAATGTTATGCTGCCATTTTATCTGAATTGGCGATTTCAGGCGTGTCTATAAAGTCAGGGCGTTACCCGTTCTCGTGGGGAGCAGAAAACGGATTTCTGATGACCCTCGATGATACTGGGAAACTGGAAGGGATTGAGGCTGACTTTCAGGAACTGAAAATAGCGGGAGTAGATGTAAAAACGTTAATTTCTCAGTCTGGTGGTGACCCTAGCTATTATCCAGGAGCACCAGGTATTCTCGCCGGGTATAGCCACACGGCTTGCGTTAGTCAGTCTCAGGGGGTCGGGGTTCCCACGAATGGTGTTATTCATTCCGCACCATTTGACGCTAGCAGCCTGATGCTCAACGGTGGCCTGAGGTCGTATGGTACCGATGGATATGACACATCGGTTAGTCAGGGTAATTATTATATTCTACTGAAGCCGATGTATGAGGTGACGGGAGAGACGTTTATGTCAGGTCATGCTGTCAGGGCTCGCGCATTTCTTAATTCAAAATATCCCGACCTGAACGTGAAACGGATTTATACCGTTTCCGGGCAAGGGGGTGCGACTGTATCTTTGTTGAAGAAAGGCACCGCTGCATATTCACGTACTCTGACACAGTGGGTGGCATTAATTAATTTAATCCAGTCAATGGGCGAGGCGTATCGTTGTGCATCTCTGATTTTTTCTCAGGGTGGTAGTGATGACGGGGTGGCAACAAACCCCGATACCTGGGAGGCAACCGTACGGCAGATGCGGTCGGATTTTACTGCGGATATTAAATCGCAGACGGGACTACACGTAGACCCGCCCTATATCATCAACCAGATTAATAACTATATGCGCTATCCGGCGCTGAACGGGAAACCAAATATTGGCCTGCGTCAGTATAAAATGGTAACGGAACAGGGCAATGATTTTTATGGTTCGTGCCCGACGTATATTCTCGACTTTATCGACGTGGCCCACTGGACAAAAGAAAGTCAGGTTAAGGTTGGTGCATACATGGAGAAGGTTGAGAGAAACCTTCTGTTAACCGGCGGCACATGGAAGCCTGTGCATCCGATTAAAATCACAACCTCGGGACGATTCACGACGGCGAAATTTAATCTTCCGGAGGGTGGCACTCTTCAGTTTAATACCGATATCGTAAATGAAGTTCCGACAAGCTATGGCTTCAGCGCCGAACAGGCGGACGGCACTGCTATTGGAATCGACCGCGTGCGACTTATTGCCAATGACACGGTAGAGGTGCGGTATACCAGCACGCCGCTGCCTGGTGCGGTATTGATGTATGGTCAGACTGGTCAAATCGGCGACCCTAATGCATCTAACGGTTCAGGTCTGGGTCGGCAAAATGGCGTTCGCGGTAACCTCTGCGATAACGCTGGCGACAATGACAAAATTCAAATTAACGGCATTGATTATCCGCTCCATAACTGGTGCTGGATGTTCACCGAAGATATGGGAGTAGAATAATGGCCGGTTTATCTTTTATTGGTAATTTCACCGCGAGCAGGGTGCTTGATATCACTCTGGACCATATCTTAAAAAGCCAGATGAACTATTTCGGTATTTTTGGCGGGTCTCTCAGTGGTTCACAATTAAATCAGGCTCCCGGCGCGTCTCCGACGACCGTCACCGCTCATGAGCCTGCAAATCTGGTTTTTGGTAGTAATTATTTTACCTCGTTGGCTGCAAACCTCTCTGCAGGTTTTACCTCAGTTAGTCAGCCGCGCCAGCTAGACGCCACGCTGTTTTGCGCGTTTACCGCCGGGGTCCCTGGCTGGTCCGCCGGTACGGCATTTTCCTCTGGTCTGATTAACCTGTGGGGTGATGACACGGGTAACGGGGCGGGACGTATGACGATTGGGCTGCACAAAACCGCAGTAGGGGTGCCCTATATCGTTCTACGCTGGGGGCTATCCGCAAACACCCCAATACTCACCTGCGCCATCCCGTTCGACTGGACAACCGCAACCGGGCCGATCCTCGTTATCGCCTCCCGTGACAGCGCTGGCGGCATGCGCATGGAGATGCGCAACAACGGGGCGGTATATAAGGCGGTCGCAACAACTACACCGGTCGCAATCCCCTCTACCAGTCTGAACTGGCGCGGGTTTACGGGCCAGCTATCAACGTTCCAGGTCACGAACCAGCGGATGTATGCGGCAGCTATCTGGTCGGCAACCATGACGGCGGAACAGATGAGCGCGGAGCTCGATGTGATGCAGGTAAACCTGGCTAGCCACCTGGCACTATAAGTTGCAACAAAGCTCAACCCGAAGACAATATGGCTAATTTATAGCGGCTATCACCTTCGATAGTCGCTATCGTCTCCTGCTGCGGTTGAAGCTTCGTTAATCTTTAGGAGCCTGGCAGCCTGAAAGCCTCCCTAAACCACCCGCCGATATCTGGCTGCACCCAAGCCAGATATATCCCGAACGCCACGATGAGTATCCCCCAAAGTTTTTTGTCCATATTCTGTCCTCAATGAATAAGAAAAATAATCCTCTCACGGATGACCGGGTTTTCTGGCAGGAAAAAGGCAACAAAATTGGGGGTAAAAAAATTTTACGGAAGTGCTGATGAGCTGGCGCACAATGATTTACTGAGAGGGATAGCATTTACATATTCAATATTGCCCTTTTACCCAGCAACCAGTCAGTAACAGAGGTTATTTCCGCGTCAGAAAGTGTCCCTGAAAAAATACTCATTTCCCTCACCTTGCCCGAGAACATCGTTGTTCTTCCCGCCTGTCCTGATGCCGAAAGGTATCCAGCCAAACCAACCACAGCTGACGCAGATACAACATTCTGCCCGCTGGACCCAGGGAATGCTGTTCGTGTTACTACCGGCGCGTCATTAAGTTTGGTCCTGATACGCCTGTTAACATAATCGAGTTCAACGAATAATACATTGTATCCTGTATTAAGCCCATTGATACCTATCTGTTCTGCCGTCTCTTCAGGCGAGGAGTGCCGCGCCACAATTCCGAATGCAGTATCACTGGTGAATTGCAGGCGGATCATTGGTACGTTAGAACCTGCATTATTATTCATGCCGATATGGAAAATAGCCCTGTATCCTGAAGTGTAATCGCTGGCTTCGGCTTTGATAAGCATTGCGAAAGACAGTGCGTCTTTTGCATTAAACTGTTGAGGGTTAAGAACCCGGTAGGCATTAATGGTGTTCACCGCAAAGTTTTCCGGGCTGAACGTCAGTACATTAATTCCGTTTTCTGTATCCTGCTTACAAACACGTGTTCTGGCTGCTGTATCAATGGATGGATAAACCTGACCATTCTGGTAATCATTGATTGATTCAACCCCATACTCTGAAATTGTCACGCTGTCAGCTCCCAGCCAGTTAATACATTTCTGGCGTGAGAACGGAATATCATTCAGTGTTAGCACAGGGGTTGCCAAAACAGCGCCGCGCATTTTAATAATTGATGTCATGTGAACCTCAGATATTTATTAATACAGCATCTAAATCGAAATCACGATAGGCGTTATATGTCCCTCGCAAGTAGACGACAGTATTTGTGTCATGGTATTTCAGGATGCCATTGTCCTGATAGTATTCTCGGAAAACCAGAGGCCTACAGATTTTCCGGCCATCTTTAACCTCGTCCAGCAGGGTCCCATTCCAGGCAGAACCGTCATAGACATATCGGGTTAACTGACCAAGGGCGGGAATCTTCACCCAGTTACAAACGAGAACATCAGTTGCAGAAATGATAGTGCCGCCTGGCACATAAAACGTCGCATCATCATTATTCATTGGAGAACCGCAGTCGCCTATATCATGTATTACAGGTGTCCCTCCAGAAAATTGTGACATTTTCATTCGTCGATAAGAATAGTTGGATGCATTGAATTCAGCGATAAGAAATAATATCGACACCCCATCATCCTTGACTTCAAACAACCGTTTTGTGTTGGTTGGTAAAGAGGCTTCAAAGACTACATCAGGGATGCTATTTAAGAAGGGGTCAATATATCCATAAGTCATAATATCAGGCAGCGCTGTGATTCCACTATAATTGATGAGGGATTTATCACTCCATTTGATTTTCATATATAACACGCGCGTGTCGGTCGAACGTGGATGCTGTTGGATCGCGAGATGAATGGCGTTCCCGTCCACACTCTGGCAAGTGGTCATATACAAATCGGAACCGCCGATAAATGCATTGGATTGCCAAGTCCTGCCGTTGTCTGTTGAGTGATGTGCGACCCAGCGCGCCGAATTCGTAGATCCCCGGCGGGCAAATACCAGAATCTCATTCTGATTAAATGGGTTTCTGTAGGACTGGGCATAGGTCATATTTGACGTGTCAGATACAACCTCTGGCCCGGAAATATTCGCAGGATCTAACGTCTGCGATGACCACTTCCGAAGCCAGACATTCGCCCCGGAGTGATCAGACTGAAAAATCTGTATGGGAACTTCAGCACCGGCGCGCGTATCGAGCAAAATCGACGGTGCATCATGGTCGTCCGTTGATGCCGTATCGCCAAGAACAGCAGCGCGAGGGCCAAATTCATAGCACCCAAATTTTCCACGCTCACCCTGTCGGCGGCAGATAGCCAGGTTTCCCAGGATTCGCTCAGGCCCGGTCGTCCCCAGCCGAACGCCACTGAAAAAATAATCCCGCCCGAACTTCACAGCGACGTTATTGATCCACCCGTTATAGCCAATCTCACTCACCAGGGCATTGTCATAGACCTGGGGAGAAATAACCGGTGAAGATACCGCAACGGGCGTAGGTTCTGCACCACTACCCGGTGAGGCGTCATGAGTCTCACCGGAATCGTCAACCCAACGCAAAACGTTTCCATTTTCATCCAGTTCAACATGCGCTACGCCGGGTATTTGTGTGACGGAATAAGCAAGATCGGAACCGTATTTCAGTGATAACCCTGGAACGTGAGTTGCTCCACTATCCTCGCCGAACATAATGACACCGCTTTCCTCATCCTGTAGAAGGAAGGGAATGCCGGGAAGCACATCGCTAAATAGTCTGGTTGTCACATATTCATCGACAGATTCGACATATTCCTGTGATGGCATTTTTCGTCCGGTTGCGGTCAGCGTCCCGCCAACGTTCATGACCTCGATCGCGAGGGCGCTGTCGTCCGGGCTGCGGTAATACGTGGTGCTCCCCTCGGGGATATTAGCGATATCCGCCTGGGCCGCCGCCAGTGTCTGGTATTGCTTGCTCAGCGGGATAAGGTTCTGCCTGACCTCATCGTTTTTCGCCATCATCTGGCGCCATGAATAAAGAGGATCACCGCCACGGTCGGTAACATCTGCGGCGGGCCCATTGACCAGCTTATCCAGGCGCTCGGCGTTATCGAGCAACACAGCGGGAGACGTGCTCCCCAGCTCCGGGTTAAAGGCCATGTTTTTTGCTCCAAAAAAGGCGTTCGCCCAAACGAGGGTTTGAGCGAAAGATAAAGTTGAAAGGTTTTTTTTTGGTATTAAGCAGCGTCGCCGGGGTATGTGGCGTCGTCGTACTGGTAGAACGATTCGAGGTATTCTTTAGCGGTGACCTGACAGGTTCCGTCTGACTGCGGAGCGATCTCCTCTACAATGGCGTCGTAGAC